GAGGGCCGACAGTTGCTGTTGCTGGATGGCGAGTTGCTGTTGCTGGATCGACAGCATCTCCGCCTGCTTATCCGCCGTCCGCATCGATGAGAAGATGGCGGAGATAGCTGCACTGCTCCCCGCCTGAAGTGCAGCCGGGCCGCTGGTCTTCGTCTCGGTGACTGTCGCCTTGACTTCCTGTTCCGGGATTTCCACCCGGGGCGTGATCGGTTGTTTCTCGGTCGCGGTTTGCAAGGCGTCCATCGTCGCTGTCATGTCAGTTGCCAGCTTGGTTTTCAGGCCGCCTACCATTTCGGTGAGACTCTTCTCCAGTTCGCCGGGAATCCGCTCGGCAACCTGCGGCAATGCGTCAACGGTCGCCTTGAACCCTTCGAGAAGGGGAGTCCATGCAATAGACAGCGACTCGGTGCCGCCGCTGGCGATGTAATCCCAGATCGACACCATCGCCGAACCGATGTTCTCCGCCAGATTCGTGAACACCGTAGCCGTGAAGGAAACCAAATCCGTGAACAGGTTTTGCCAATTGTCGCCGAACCAACTCAGATACGCGGGAAGTGTCGCCGTGAACAAGTGGGCCAGCTCAGCCCCGATCTGCACGACAGACAGCACTGCACTCGCCCCAGCCAGTTCAAACGCCGTCCGCCAGTTCGCGACAATTGCGATAGCCTGCTGCACTGCGGGAACCACCGTCTGATACAAGCTGGTCCCGATGCTCGTGAATCCCGCTTGCATCGCGTCAATGTTGGGCAGGACTTGAGAGGCAACCATCTCGGCCACGGCTTGCAGGGTCGGCAGGATTGCCCCGCCGATGCTCTCGCCGATGTCGCCGATCACGTTGCCCATGCGGGTAAACGGATCGCTCACCGCCTGTGCCGCCCCGCCGAATTCCTTTTGCAATTCCGCGAGGATAACCGCCTGTGCTCCGGCGATGTCGCCGACGCTCATCAGTTGCTTAATCTGCTGCTTCTGCTGCTCGCTGAACGACACACCGACGCGGGTAAGTGCCGTGATGCCCTTGATCGGATCGTTCAGCGCTTTGCCGACCTGCACGACAGAAGATTGCAGGTCTTGGCCCATGACTGACGATAGATCCTGTGCTGCGACAATCGCACTCTTGAACGTGTCGCCACGGATCTGGGTGAACGTCGCCAGCACACCGGCCGCCCCGATGGTCGCATCGTCCTCGAAGTCTGTCAGTCTCTGCAGGTCGCCAGCCATCTGGCGGATCTCGTCGCCACTGACGCCAGCCGCCCCGCCAGTGGAGGCCAGCACGGCATCGAGTTTCTTGCCCTGCTTCTCGGCATCGCGGGTCGATTGCATCATGGCCCCGATGGTGCCGGTCACCATCTTAATCGCCTGAATGGCCATCTGTGCCTGCAGGAACCCACCCGCTACGCTGGCCTTCATGGCCCGGGCCTGCTCTCGTGCAACTGTTGCCGCTTGCTTGGCTTGGAGATTGGCCACCTTCTGCGACGATTCGCGGACTGTGGCAACAGACCTGGCCAGCCCCAGGGACATAGTAGCGGTAGCTCGTCCGATGCTCTCGATGATCGAACCGACGCCGCGCCCAACACCCGCCGCAGCCTGACCACTCGCCGACACGATCCCGCTGAAGGATCGCGTGATGTTGGCAGTCGCCGAACCAACAGCCGTAGCAAGCTGGGCAGCAGCCGCCCCGGCCGCCTGGATCGGCAGCGTAAACCCCGCCGTGTTGGCGGACAGGTTCGCGACAAGATCACCGACAATTGCCATCGGTCACTTTCATTCGTTTGATGCCCTTGACCAACTCATCAGGAGACATTTCCCGAGGCTTCGGCGTGTCAATCGGTCGGAATGCCGCCATCATCTTGGCCATCTCTGGCACCTTGCCGGACATGCTCGCCATCGTGAGAGATGTAGACACAGCCGCCCGGAAATCATCCGCCCGCTTGCCCCAGCCCTCGATGTGTGCAAACGCCTGAAGCGTCGTAACCTGCCGGGGGGTGAGTTCATCTAGCAAATCCTCCCAGGTCGCCAACCGATGATCCTGTGCCGCCAGTCGCATGACGAACAACACAAGATCATCGGACGCTAGTTTTTTGCGGCTTTCTCCACGCTCCCACCCGAGGAGACTTTCTGGATTGCCTCGCCGATCTGCCGCAGCACATCAACGGGGATGTCGTCAATCTCGGCATCGCCTTCGGCAAACAGTGGCTTGCCCTCCTCGTCCACAACGGCAGTCTGAACAAGGTATCTCAGGCTCCCGCTGTCGTCGGTTTTGGCTAGTTCGTCGAACCGCAGCCCCTCACGTAGCGTGAGGCTTCGCACGAACACCGGTTCGCCGTTGATCTCGACCCGCTTGGGGACACGCTTCAGCAATGCTTTTCGGCTCACTCGTCGTCCTCGTCTTCGTCGTCTTGCGGCATCTGGTCCCAGTTCGGGCCGGGGACATAGGTGCCGTCGGGGTTGTAGCCTGTGATGATGCCCGCGTCGTACAGATGGAAATCCTCCGGGCTGATCCCAGCCGTCACCCTGCGGGCTGCGTGCTGTGCCTCTCTGGCCTGCTCGGGGGTCATGGCCGCCCGCTGAAGACACTCCTCGTCTTCCGGCTCGGCCACGCCCATTCGGACCAACATGTACGAATCGGGCCGCGAGACAATCGCCCCAAGTTTCCAGAACTGGACTGGCTCCATCCGCCCATTCCGCCACGTGTCGACCATGACGGTCTGGGCCTGCTCGTCCTCAGACAGCACAGCAGAGGGGCTGATCTCGATGTCTTCTCGAATGATCTTAGCCTTCATTAGCTGGGCCACCCAGGGTCACCGGTGACCGTGTAGGTAATGCTCCCCTTCAGCCCGTCGTCCATCGCGACGGTATTGCCGAACTCGACGCCAGCCGAGGTAAAACTCTGGTTCGTCGCTGCCGTGTCGGCGTAGATCATTTTCATTGCGTTTGTTGCCGGAGTAGCGATCAGATCGGTAATCGCTTGGTGCCCTGAGAGCGCCGGGTCGTAGAAGATCTCCGCCGAAACTTGACCGGGGTTGCTGTAGCCAGTCGGCGCGAACGTCTTGAAGACGCCTCCATCCAAAGTCGTAGACTCGAATGTTTCCGACCCGCTCCCGCTGTGCTCAATGCTGAGAATCTGCGCGATGTCCACCAAACTCGCGGCAACCGTGTGCTGCAGTTTCGTGCCCTTAGACTTCACAATCGCCATTGTTCACACCTCCTAAGTGTGCTGAATCGAGAACTGAAGACTCCGCACGTAGTGGCGTTGATCTCGGCCGTCACCGGTCAGAATCACGTCATCCCGTGCATTTTCCCAGAGGACCGCGTTGATCGTGTCGCTGACACCCGCTGCCCCCACGTAGTCGCGAAGAAACGTCTCCACGGCACCCGCCAGCGTGATCGATGCGGGCCGATTGCTCGCGTAACAATCGATGTCCAACTCTGTCTTTCGCAGCGTCCCGCCCGTTCCGTCGAGTCGCTTGTAAGGGTCGTGGCCGGTCTGCGTGATGATGATGTACGGGGGCTTGACGCCCTCCGCCGGGTTGTCAAGAAAGATCGCGTCGAACACCACACCGCCGACAGTCTGCGACGGGGCCAGAGTCGTGATTGTCGACTGCGCGAGTAGCAAAGTGCGGAGGCCGATTTCAATTGCCACTTGGCTTCACCACCTTGGCAAGTTTGGCTCGGATCTCATCGCGAATCACTTTGGCGGCCTTCGACTGACCAGCCGCAAACCCGCGCCGCACGACTCGGCCGAGAATTGGCCACATCTCACCGGTCGGCCAGTTCGTCACCTCGACGAGTTTTCCATTGCGGTACATCCGCGTCTTTTTGACCGTTCGAGACTTTGTCCCGAGAACCATCCAGTGGATGTTGGCACCGCTCATGCCGACGCCCTTACGCTTGCCTTTGCCCCGTTTCGCTTCTTTCTTTGCCGTGTTGCCAACGCCCGCCCCGGCTTTGGCGGCAAACATCCCGCTTTTGGCTTTCTGCATGCGCGACCCGAACAGCACCTTTGCGGCCTTGAACTGGACAGGGACCGCGTTCTTCATTTCCTTTGCCAGAATCCGGGCTGCCTTGGTGATGGCGGTTTTCATCGCACCGCGGGCCACCGAGTCCCGCACGTTGTTCAGCGTGCGTATCAGCTTGCGATCCCCTGTCAGCTTCAGCGTTGTCAGCTTCAATCCGGCGAGGGTCTTGACTGCATTCGCTTTGCGTCCAGCGATCTTCTGGGCTCGTGTCGGCTCAGCCATCCTGCGCCACCTCCACGGCCGGAAACCGGACCATCTCGTCCCCCTCGTCCACGTCCAGCGGGGGGCCGCTGATGTTGAACACTCGATCTCCCATCTTTAGCCGTTGCTTGACGGTCAACGCCTTGCTCTGCGGATCGGTTCGCATCGTGATCTGGTGGGTAATGTCCGCCGCGACCTCGACGCCACGAAAGAATTCCCGACTCCCACGGGTGGCCATCTCGCACCACCGCACGGCGAACGTGACCCAGTTCCCGGCCGTCGTTTCGTCGATCTGGCCAGCACTGTTGACCGAGGCCGACAGCCGTTGCACCTCGACCCGCTTTGACAGCTTGCCCGCCCTCATGCGTAGTCCCCCCACTTCAGCCGATCGGTGACGGCGGTGTACGACAACTCGATTTCCTTTGAGATGGTGCCCGACAAGACAGCTTCGCGGTTCTCGACCCAATGACTGGCCAAAAGAAGGATCGCTTGCTTCGCGTCGTCCGGTACGGCCGAGGCAGAACCGTATCCCGCCTGCATGGTGACCGCGACAGCGTTGAACCGGTCGTATGTCGTGGGCCATGTCTGCCCGAATGCGGGCCGAATCAAGATCGGCTCCGCGTACAGATCCGCCTCGTAGGTCGACGAGGCCAGCGTCTGCAGGGTGTTGTTCGCGTCGTAGTATTGGATCGACGTGATGCTCTGGATCGGCAGCACCTCCGGGACGATGTACGTGGGCAGGTAGTCGAGATTGACCACGACGGTCTGCGTGCAGAGTTTGCGCCGCGTGTCTTTCTCGACCATCATGCGGGCCGTCTTAATCAGCCCCGCCAATCGCTCGTCTTCGTGGCCGTGGTCAATGCGGGCGTGTTCCTTAAGCTCTGCCACACTGACCGGCTCGACCGTTGGCTGGACGCTCACGCGCACCGAAGAGCGCACGCTCTGCATTGACTCCAACGGTCTCGCACGGTCCCACGGCATGGCCTATCGCCCTCTATTCTGACGACGGACCGCCCGCTCGTAATGCGGGACAGCCGTAGTCTGTTCGATCTGTTCCAACGCGGGCTTGGCAATCCTCCGCCTGATGAGTAGGTTGGCCACCCCATCAGGCGGATCGATTGTCT